TCAACTATCAATCAGACCATGGTTACGCATCGCAACCAGTATCTCATCAATTGCCGAACGAGCCTCGGCGTCGATGACCTGTCCTCCCGAAGGGTCGGAAATCGGTGGTTCCCGAGGTCCGATAATTTGCATGCCGTCGATCATAATGGATCGCACATGCCAGATCCCGAGTGTCCAGTTCAGTCCGTCCCAGCGGGCAAACATGTCGCCGCCGCCTATCCAAACACACAATGCGCGAAATGGTTGCACAAATCTCCAGCCGCCATCTGTCCATAGTGCAAGGCTATTTTCATGCCCTGCCCAAATCCCCTGCGCGCCGTTGCCAACGATCCATGCCTGCCCGTTCGACGGGTCGGCCGGGGGTACCGTTGCATCCATGGCCTCGACACGGGGCTGGACAAAAAAATCGACGAGGGTCAGCGCCTCGTTATGGGTGAGTTCTTTCTGCGCCTGACCCATATCCAGCAACGGCATGCGCAATCGCGGTGTAACGATGGTCATCGGGACTGTCTCTCCGGCTGTTTACCTGATGCTCAAACTGGCAGTTTTCGGACGTTTTCCTCCCCTGGGCCAACCAGCGCGCTGATCTGGCTGACACGCATCTCAATCATCTTCGAACCGCCACCGCCGTCCGCTTCCTGATCCATAACGGAGTAGATAAAGGTCGGCGACGTGACCGTGGCGATACGTTCGGCAGCCCCATCGAGCCTGAGTGAGAGGCGATAGTTTTCACCCTCCTCGCCCAAAGGCGCGTCCACCCCATCCAGCCAGGCCCAGCCCTGTCTGCTTCGCCTGATCCAGCGTATCAGGATCGATCCGTCACCTTGTCGCGCGGCGTGCATATGAACAGGTGATAGTGGCTTTAATGCAACAGCTGACAATGTGAGTGCCACAGGCGAAACGGCATCGGGCGCCTCGCCCGGCCCGGTGGCGCGGAAGAGCAGACGCCCACCCAAAAGGCTGACCGGCGCATCGAAACTGCCGAGAAGGGCGGGGTCGATCAGGATGAACCGTTCGCCGACCTCATGCCTCGGCATTGCTGTTTCCGTTCCCCTTCGCCCCCTCAGCAGATGCGATAGTCGAAAGCGGCGGTTGCCAAGGGATTGCACAGCGCCGAATTGCACGAGTTCAGTTCCCAGCAGTGCCAGATTACCACCGGCAAGCAGGCTTTCGTCACTCCGCCCTTCCAGCCACATGCCGTCGTGCATCAGTTCCACGTCGACACCATGGGCATCATCCCAAAGCGCTGCACTGCCCGCTGGCAACAGGGTGACGGCCCTGCCAATCACGCTTGCGCCGGTTGCAGTGAAAAGGCTTTGCCAACTTGCGCCATCGTCGGCGCTCCACGCCACATCGGCACGGCGCCATCCTTCGGTCGCCCCCGCTGCTGCCACCCACAGCCGGGGCGCAACTGGCAGTTCATCGAACAATGGCGGCAGATCGAGAACGTCTAGCACCGTCGGCCCGTTCGGCAGCGACAATTGCGCAGCGGAGCGGCCGCCATCGGCTGCCGTCACCGGCATCATCACGCCGCCTTCACGCTCCAGCATCAATTGAACGGCATGATTTTCCACCGTCCATTCCCGCACCCGCCAGTCCAGGCCATGGACGGGATCGCGCACTCTGTCGCCGGGTCTTGTCGTCACATTGCGGTACGGCAGGGATAATGTCGCTGTCGTTCGTCCGGCACGGGCGCGCAACAGCCGGCGCCGGGCAAGCGATTTCGCGTCGACAGCAGCAAGTGCCGCTGGCAGATCCAGCCGCTGCGTTGCGCCGCCGCCATCCATCAGCACCCGCTGCAGACCGGACTGGTAATCGCGGTCGATGTCGCAATAGCTGACATCGACTTCCCCCGGCAGCGTATCGCTGGCAAAACGTTCGATTGTCATGCGCAGGGCATCGCCATCCAGCGCCGTGCCACCGCTGGCGCCGATATCCGCCTCGTCTATCAACAGCGTCGGGCTATCCACATCGAATGAGAAGCCGGCGCGGTTGCCATCATCCAGCAGGACGAAATCGTCGATGGTCAGCAATGTCGATGCGACATCGCGGATCGTCGAAGATGATGAAATGGCAAAGCCCGTCATCGGCATCGCCACCTCCGCGTTTGTCGCAGGGGAAAAGCCCATTCCGGCGCAAAGGTCGTCCAGCACAAGGCCGGCGCTGGCCGGCCCTGCATCGGCATCCACTTCAAAACTGAAGGATGGAATGTGATTGGCAAAGGATGTCAGATCCAGGTCATCAAACACCACATAGGCGATGCCGCGATAGGCAGGCGTCGTCGCCCCACCCTCGGCAGAGGCGATCAGCGGGTCCGGGGCGCGATTATCGCTACCGTCGTGCAGGCGCATCGCTGCGGGCACCAGCCAGTCGCCGTCGGCATTGCGGATCAGCTTGCCATCCGCCCAGACTCTGCCGATAGCCCGGATCGGCCGTGCCGATAGCGCAATGGCGAGCGAAACCGAATAGCTGTAGGTGGTGGTCTTCGGCTTACCCTTGCCCCCGCCGCCGTTCTGCGAACTTTCTTGAATGTCGGTCGCCCAGATGACGGACCCGGCCACCCGCATCCGCCCATAGATGCGCGGCAGGACAGCACCATAGGCAGAGCTTTGGACTGCAAGGTCGCTCAGCCGCGTACCCTCGCGCCGGCCGCTGCTGCCGAAAAGTGCCTGGCCAAGCCCCAGCCCTGCAGCCGCCAGCCCGAATATCGGGCTGCCGACCACGGTGCCCACCGCCGTCAGAACCAGCGTAGCCATCTTCTATTCTCCGGGAAAAAGATGCCATACCGCGGCCGGCGGCCATGGCAGCGGCAACGGTGTTTCCACCACTCGTCTCAGCCCGATATGGGCGTGGACGATACCGCTGCCGGTCATCACCGCCAGATGGCGTTGCCGGCAGCTGACATGAAACACGATGATGTCACCTGCGGTGCATTGGGTGTCCGGCACCCGCACCAGCCCTGCCATGATGAAAGGCGCATCAATGTCCCTGTCCCGCGTATCTGAAAGCGCATAGTCGCGGGGCGGGTCGACGACGATCCCGGCACCGGCAAGCGCCGCCGTCACGACACCGACACAGTCCAGCCCCTCGCCGGGCCTGCGCCCCTGTGGGCGGAAAGGCGTGCCGATGCAGGCCCGCGCTGCCCGCACGATTGCCATCTCTGACCCACTCATAAGCCGGGATACTGCATCAGCAGATCATTGCCGGGCACATGTGGCTCTCCCTGAAAATTGACGGCATTGGCAAAGCGTGTGCAGCAGGTGGAAAAACGCTTGTCGCAGCCCTGCCGCACTTCCACGCCTGTGCCCGCCTCCACTGCAAAGGGCGGGCCTTCAGCAAGGGTGAAGAGATCACCGGCCGATTGCACGATCACGACATCAAGGCCCGAATTGGCGCCATCGCGAAACCTCAGTCGGCCACCGGCATGGCTGTCGGCCACCGCCTCCGTCATGTTGAGGCGCAGTTTCTGTGGGCCGGCCGCTTCCACTACAATGGCTTCCATGGTGAGTGCAGCCAGGTTCACGCCGCATCGCCTGGCTGGCGGCGGGGTTGGCGTAAAGATCGCCCATAGGCGGCATGATCTCGGCAAAAACCGGCGTGTCGCTTTCGTCACGCGCGCCATCCTCGGCCGCCCAGCCGGATGCGACACCGCCCATCGTCACCAGCTTGCGGTATCCGGCACTGCCCACCCGCACCACATTGGCGATGGTACGAATGGGTGATGCCTGTTTCAGCACGCTGTCGATGGTCGCATCGATTTCCTGCGGCACGGCATAGCCGCCTTCCGCGCCGCTGGTCGCCGCCAGCGCCTTCATTTCCACGCCACCGGTCATGCCCTTGCGCAGATAGTCATTGGTGAAGGACGGCACATTTGCCGTGGTGGATTTCGCTTCGCCCAGCATCGGGCGACCTTGGCTGATCGCCTTTCGGTCCAGCGACCGCTTCATTGCGGCAATATCATCACGAAGCGCGGTGATTTCCGACTGCACGGCGTCATTGCCCTGCGTAACGCCGTCAAAGCTTGCCTCCAGCGCATCCGCCTTTGTCTCGTACATATTATGCTCCTCGCAGAAAAATCGTCGCTGCCGCACATCACCGGTACAGCCTTGCTCAGCCCTCCGCCACGGCATGAACCCGGGCCAGCGGCTGCATCGGAAAGGTGACGAGGGAGATTTCGATCAGGTCCAGATCGGTCAGCTCTCTTGCGCCGTTGCGCCGTCTTGCCGCGCGCACCGGCCGATAACCGATAGACAGGCCGGAAACGGCGCCTTCCCCCACCAGCGCCGCTGCATCCTGTCCGCCATGGCTCGCTCGCGTGATCCTGCCAATCACACGCAGTCCACGTGCATCTTCCTCGATCTTCTCGATCCGGCCGATCGGCTGTTTCTCGTCATGCTGCCACAGCAGCGGCAGCCCGCCGCCTCCGGCGGAAATCGCGCGGCTGAATGCACCGCGCCTTACAATGTCCCCGCCATGGTCGATTTTGTCGAACACACTGGCATAGCCGGCAAAGCGCAATGCGCCCGGCATCTCCATGCTCATCGCCATTCTCCGCTGTCACAAAATGCGCACTGTCGGGCGCTGCGTCTGGTTCAGCCTTGCGCGAAGGCGGCAATGCCGGGCTTGATCGATACGCCCAGCTTCATCGCCAGCGCCAGCAGCAGCAATGCCAGCAGGCCCCGCACCACCCAGCCGATGATCGCGGCCCGTGCCGTTTTCTTTGCGTCGCGCCATGCCTGCAGCAGTTCGCGCAGTTCATCGATATCCCGGCCGGCGTCGCCGTCCGAAAGGCCCAGCCGCGCCAGCGCGCGCTCCGCACCCATTTCACAGGCTTCCTCGATCACGGCGCGCAATGTCGGCATGTCGGCGCCGGCCCTTTCCGCCTGGGCGATCAGCCCGGCCAGCATCGGCTCATTATCAATAGCCATGGTCCAGCCCCAGCAATGTGCGCTTTTCTTCCCGGCTCAGGAAATCGGCGGCCGACACCTGCGCCCACAGCGCCGCCCTGTCGGCGGCAAGCGCGGGAATTGCGTCCCTGTCGATCTCGAGGCTCAATGCCGGCCACCAGAAGCGCAGATACGCCTCCAGCCCCCACATCAGTCGGTCCAGCAACGGCAGCACGGTCAGTCGCCACAAGGCCCGGTTGGCTTCCTGATAATTGGCATAGGTATTGTCACCCGGCAGGCCCAGCAGCATTGGCGGCACGCCGAATGACAGGGCAATCTCCCGCGCGGCGGCTGCCCGCGTTTCAGTGAAATCCAGATCAGCCGGGCTCAGTGAAAGAGACTGCCATTTCAGCCCGCCTTCCAGCAGCATCGGCCGTCCCGCATTGGCTGCGCCCTGAAAACTCTGGACCATCTCCTCCTTCAGCCGGTCGAACTGTTCGGGTGAAAGCGATGCGCCCGGCTCCCCCGGGTCATAAACCAGCGCACCCGATGGCCGGGCGGCATTGTCCAGCAGCGCCCGATGCCAGCGCCCGGCTGCATTGTGAACCGCAATCGCCTGGGTCGCTGCACCCAGGCTGCCCAGCCCGTAATGATCGTCCAGCGGGTTCATCGCCTTCAGGTGCAACAGGCCGGGCTGCTCATCCCCACCATCAGCCGGGATGCGCGTCACCCGCTCTCCCACCTTATAGCGATAGGCGACGGGCCAGCCATTGGCGTCCAGCTCCACCGTCACCCGCTCCGGCCGCAGCACCATCAGTTCGGCGGGCCGCCCCGCCCCGTCTGTCACCGTCTGGACGTAAGCATTGCCGTGCAGCAGCAGATAGGTGGCGATGCTCTCGATCAGTGAACGGCCACCCGCCCCCCTGCCGATCAGCGCCAGCGCCTCATGCCCTGCAGGCCGTGCGACAACAGGCGCCGATCCCGCACTTTCCGCGACGATCCGCACCGCCCGCTGGGCATAGGCATTATGTTCGTAACCTTCGCGAACCTGCGCCTCATATCCGCCTCTCGTCCCGCCGTTCGCGATACCCATCCAGCCGATTGCTGCCCGTGCCAGCGGCGCACGCGTCGGCGCCGGCATGGCCTTGCGTCCAAACCATCGCATCCTGCATCTCCAGTTTTCGGGTTGCGCCATGGCAGTCCGCGGGATCGCGGCCGCCCATGGCAATGCGTGTCAGACTATCCTGATCGCTGGGTCGGTGTTGCGCCGCCCGAGCATCAATTCACTCAGCGCCCAGACCAGCGCATCTGCCCGGTCGGGTGACCGGCCCGGCCCCACATAACCGCCACCGGCGATCAGGCCGCACATCTCATCCTCCAGCGCCTGAAAACAGCCGACATGGCTGATCCGCCCGGTAGAATAAAGCGAGGCAACCGGCTCTGCCCTTGCGCTCTTGCCGTGGCTCGCGCGGACGGATTTCACCGTCAGCAACGGGTCCACCGCAGTCAACACGCTTGCCACCATCGCGCCGCCGTTGTTCACTTCGGCGATCACCCGGTCAGCGTGCCAGCGGCCGGCTGCCGTTGCCACCGCACGCGCCCAGCCTTCGGGATGAAGGCCATGGACGCTGGCATCGGCCAGCACATAGCCACGGCCGTCCTCGCCCAGCCCGGCCACCACAATTCCACAGGCGTCACCGCCCACTCCGGCCGGCGGATCCACGCCAACCACTATCCGGCGCAACATCGGCTGTTCGCGCCTGCGTCCGGCGTCGACCATGGCATGGGTCCACAGTGCGCCTTCCACCTCTTCGATCAGCTCGCCGTCCAGCTCCTGCCGCCCCAGCCGCGTGCCGCCATAGGTGGTGCGTACATAATCCAGAAACGCTGGCGGCAGATTATCCCGGTTCGCCATGGTGCTGCCGCGCGTCACAGTTGCCGACGGATCAGCAAGCAATCGCCGGATCAGTGCGACCGGGCGCGGCGTCGTCGTCACCAATGCCCTTGGGCGTTCGCCCAGCCGCAGGCCAAGCTGCAGGTTCGACCAGCATTCCTCTGCATCCGGCCATTTCGCCAGCTCGTCACACCATGCCAGATGATGCTGCGGCCCGCGCAACTGGCCCGGCTCCTCCGCCGAATAGACGAATGCCTGCGCCCCGCTCTTCCATGTCAGCCGCCGCAGCGATGGCTCCCACAACGGCCGTCGATTATGCGGAGCGACAGCCAATAGCCCGCTTTCACCTTCCACCATGACGGACCGTGCATCGCGGACATTCGCGCCGATCAGGGCGATCCGGCATTGGCCGTTGCGTTCCGCGACGGATCGAACCCATTCCGCACCCGCGCGTGTCTTGCCAAAGCCGCGCCCGGCCAGCATCAGCCATATGCGCCAGTCGCCTTGCGGCGGCAGCTGTTCCGGCCTCGCCCAGAATGGCCAGTCACCTGCCAGGCCCGGCACCTCGTCGATCAACCTGTCGATCAGCGCGCGGCGACCATGTCCGTCCATGGCGGAAAGCCGGCGCGCCAGCATCTGCGCATTCACGCTTTCCCCCTGTCTGCCGATCCAGCCACCATGCCACTGCCGTCCGTTGCGCTGTGCGCCATCACCTCGTCACCCGTGTCGCTTGCGCCGTCACCGGCCAGCAGACGATCGGCCATTCTGTTCAACCTGGCGTGGATGGCTTCGCGTTCATCTGCCTGTGCATCCCGTTCGTCCTTTTCGCCATTGGTCGATGCGCCCTGCGCCGCGCCATAGATATCGGGTCGATGCGCACGCAGCATGAACATACCCAGCGCGTCGGAATATTGGCGCACCGTCCCACATGGCTTACCGCCATAGAACAGCGCCTTTTCAGTACCATTGGCCGCGCGTTCCAGCATCGTCGCCTCCAGCGTGTCCAATGCCTGGTCCATTGCGCTCTGCCATGCGGCGTGAAAGCTTTCGGACGATTGCCGCAGGCGGTAGAGCGCGGAACGCTCAACCCCTGCCGCCTGTGCCGCTTTGGCGATGTTCGCCGTTTCCGCCAGCATGTCCAGAAACGCTTTGCGGCGCGCTGCCGTTATTGGAGCAGCACGCCGCTTGGCGGCTTTTCCAGCCGCCCCTTCGGTTTTCGCCATCGCTTGCCGTCTCCGGATAGATTTCTCAAGCGTGGGTTCTATGTACCGTAACAGCGTTTCGATGTCAATCTATTTTATCCATATAGG